CAGGCTTTGAGATCAGCAGCACAGCCCCAGCAGCTATCAACGCAAGTGCGGGTAGTTTTATCTTTTTGGCTATAGCCTGATAGGAGTAATTCATGCAAATCAGAACATCAACAGGCGCGGTCATGTACGAGGCAGAATTTCGTGCATACCAAAAAGCCAATGGCGGCCCAACATGGGACACAACGACAACCGAGGTCTTGACAGCACTAGGCGCTGATGTAGTCTTTGAAGGCCCACAGGCATCTGGCGGCACGGTCTACCAGTACAGCCAAGCGGCTGGCGTCGAGCAGATCAGCGGCAAGTGGTACACCAAGTACATCCTCGGCCCTGTCTTCACCGACACAGCAGCAACAGACACAACCCCTGCCCAGACTGCCGCAGAACAAGAGGCAGCTTACAAGGCCAGCAAGGACGCAGATCAGGCCAAGTCAGTACGCACCAGCCGGGATGACAAGCTGAAGGAAACCGATTGGATCGTCATCAAGAACTTGGAGTTGAACGCTAACATCCCCGGTGCGTGGGAAGTCTACCGCCAAGCATTAAGGGACATCCCAGCACAGGCTGGGTTCCCGTGGACAATCACTTGGCCCACACAACCGGAGTAACAAATGAGTAAAGCAAAAACCTTAGCAACGACGGTCTCGACCGGTGGCGCGCTTGACAACCCATCGGCCATCCCGGGGGCAAACATTAGCGGCGCCGTGGGCAGCGCGACAAACATTGCCGGTGGCTCTAACGGCACGATCCCTTACCAGTCAGCAAGCGGTACAACGCAGATGCTGGCGGTTGGTACGCCGGGTCAAGTGATGCAAACAAACGGTGCCGGTGCGCCTACTTGGGCTACCCCTGCTTCAGCCACTACTGCAACAAACTTGGCCGGTGGTTCCAACGGCACGATCCCTTACCAGTCGGCGAGCGGTACAACTCAGATGCTGGCGGTTGGTACAGCAGGTCAGGTGTTACAGACAAACGGTGCCGGTGCGCCATCTTGGGCTACGATTTCATCAAACCCCACAATTGTTCGATCTGCAAGAACAGCAAACACAATTCTTGCGGCTGGCGATTCAAGCACACTGATTGACATTACCAGCGGCACTTTTTCACAGACGTTTACTGCGGCGGCTACGCTTGGGTCAGGTTGGTTCTGCTACATCCGCAACAGTGGCACGGGCGTGATAACGCTTGATCCTAATGCGTCTGAACAGATTGACGGGTTGACCAGCTATGCAATGTACGCCGGTGAGTGTCGTTTGGTGCAATGTACGGGTACGGATTTCTTCTCTTTGGTTGTGCAGCCATTTACTGCAACATTTACAACCTCTGGAACTTTTACCAAGCCTCCGGGGTATACGCAATTTGGCGTAAGAATCTTTGGTGGTGGCGGCGGCGGTGCTGGTGGCAAAGGTGCGTCGGCGGGCAATCAAAGGGCAGGTGGTGGTGGTGGCGGTGGTGGCGGACAAAACATTAGAACTATTTTGGCCAGCGCAGTTGGCACAACTGAAACCGTAACAATTGCTGCTGGCGGTACTGCTGGTACTGGCGGTGTGTCAGCTAACGGAAATAATGCCGGTGTAGGGGGAGACTCAAGTTTTGGATCGCTGGTACTCGCTTTCGGTGGGGCCTATGGTACTGGCGGTGCTAACAGTTCAGGGGGTGGTGGTGGCGGCGGCGCTGCATCTGCTGGAAGCGGCGGTACAGGGGGCAAACCTAACTTAACATTTATTAACAATGCACAATCTGATACTAGTAGAACAGGTGGTTCTAATGCTAACGAATGGTCTTCTCCATCAATAGGGTTTGGCGGCGGCGGTTCGTTAGATGGACAAGCAGCCGGGCAAGATGGACAAGGTGGGTCATCTGAATATGGTGGTAGTGGTGGTGGTTGGGGCATTGGTAATCAAAGCACGGCTGTAGCCGCAAGTAGAAGTTTGTTTGGGGCCACTGGCGGCGGAGCAGGCGGAAGTGTTAATTCTGCAAACAGTCAAGGTAGCGGCAGTGCTGGAGGCGGGGTAGGTTTTGTCACAAGCACCAGTGGGCAAGGCGGCGGCGCAGCCGGTGTCTCTGGTGGGCCGGGCACTGCGGGATCGGTTTTATCGTCAGGGGCTGGAGGCGGCGCTGGTGGCGGGGGAGGTAATGCGGCGGGTACTGGATATGCAGGAGCAGTTGGCGCACAGCCGGGCGGCGGTGGTAGCGGTGGCGGTGGTGGGACAAGTACCGGCGGGGTTGGCGGTGTTGGCGGCGCAGGTATTTGCTATATTTGGGGGATTTCATAATGAGAGCGCATAAAATTGAAAACGGTGTAGTGGTCAACACTATTGAGGTTGAGTCGCTTGACTTCATGCCTAACCTTGTTGAAGCAACCGCAGGTAGCATAGGCTGGTCATATGTCGATGGTCAGTTTGTTGACAACCGCCCTGTGCCTGAAGTGGTAACACCACCCGCACCAACCAAAGAACAATTGATGATTGAACTTGCAGCCCTCACAGCCAAGATGCAGGCGTTGGTATGACTGAGAAAATGATCAGCGAGACAGAAGCCAAGTTGTCCGTTCACGAAGCCATTTGCGCGGAGCGTTACGAAAGCATTCAGAAGAGCTTTGCCAATGGGTCAAAGCGGATGACGAAGATTGAGTACCTGCTCTATGTTGTGATTGCGGCTGTGCTTTTCGGTCCGGGAGCTGCTGCCGAGTTTGCAAAAAAGCTATTTGGATTGTGACGTGGACTTTTTCGACATCCTTGCGAAGTCATGGCCCATCCTACTGGCGATCATCACGTTGATCATTGTCTTGGCTAAACTCGACCTGCGGGTGGCGGTGTTGGAAGAAAAGGTAAAGCAATTATTTGAAATGTGGAATAAAAAATGATAACCCTACTCTCAACCCTTATCAGTTTCTTGGCTGGTGGCCTGCCCAAGCTGCTTGGTTTCTTTCAAGATCGTTCGGACAAAAAACATGAACTCACAATGGCTCAACTCCAGATTGAGCGTGAGTTGGAGCTACGCAAAGCTGGGTTTGAGGCGCAGCAGCGGGTGGAGGAGATCAAGGTTGAGGGTCAGGCCATTGAGGCCGAGGCATCAGAACGGGCTGCACTCTACGCGCACGACATAGCCATCGGGCAGGGTGCTAGTCAGTGGATGGTCAACTTGCGCTCCGGTGTGCGCCCGATACTGACCTACGGCTTCTTCCTGTTGTTTGCGTTCGTTGAAGTCGGCGGCTTTTTCTACGCTTGGCATCGTGACATTGCATTTGACGTTTTGATTGCAAAACTCTGGGACGCCGACACCCAAATCATCTTTGCAAGCATCATCAGTTTTCACTTTGGCGGCAGAGCGTTTAAAGGTGGCAAAGATTGAAAGTCTCTGATCGTTGCAAAGAAATGATCAAGCACCATGAAGGCGTAAGGTTTAAACCTTACCGATGCCCGGCACGCCTTTTTACAATTGGAGTTGGACATGTTTTATACGCAGATCAAGGACGTTTACCACTGGATCAAAGAGACGCTTTCCCGCTTGCGCCGGAGGATAACCGCACATTTTCAAAGGCTGAGGTAGATGGACTCCTTGCTTTTGATCTCCAGCGATTTGAGGTTGGGGTCGCCCGACTTTTTCCTATGGGTCTTACCCAAAATCAAAATGACGCTCTTGTTAGTTTTGCCTTTAATTTGGGTCTGGGAGGACTTCAGCGGTCAACGCTCCGTCAGAAGATGCTTCGGGGCGAGACCCAAGAAGCGGCAGATGAGTTCTTGAAGTTTGTCCGGGGCGGGGGTAAAATTCTCCCGGGTTTGGTCAAGCGTAGAAACGATGAACGAGCTTTGTTCCTTTCCTAATTTGTGGAGCAGATATGGCTATAGCAAACAACCCTTTTGATTTAAACACCACGACCGGGGCAAAACTGCTTGGCAACGCTACGGCCGCCATTGCCGCGCCTCAGTCGACCGGATACAACGCGGCAACGGCCGGGGGGACTGGATACCTGTCTTCGGACGCAAACCCATTTGGATACACAGCCGGAACTCGAACAGGGCAAGGTTACGAGGCCGATAAGGCAGGCGGCTTCAACTGGAACGTTGGAGGCAACCAAACAGTTCAGGGTCAAATTGGCGGCATCATTGCGGCCAACTCTCCCTTGCTCCAGCAAGCACGTGCCAACTCATTGGCCCAGATGAACTCGCGTGGCTTGGTCAACTCAAGCATGGCCTTGGGCGAGGGAGAGAAAGCAGTCTACTCAGCCGCGCTACCGATCGCCACACAAGACGCGGCCACATACGCCAACGCAGCTCAGCTCAACGCAAACGCTGCAAACCAGCTTGCCCAGTTCAACGCCAACGCGGGCAATCAAGCACTTGCGTTCACATCCAACGCAGCCAACCAAGCCGGGTCGGAAAACTTGGCCGGCAGCAATCAGGGTCTTGGCTTCTCGGCCGGCGCAGCCAACCAAGCGTCTTTAAACAACGCAAACGCGTTTAACCAAGCGGCTCAGTTCACGGCCGGCGCGACCAACCAAGCTGCATTGACAAACGCGGCAGCCCAGAATCAGGCCGCCCAGTTCTCGGCCGGAAGCAAGACAGACGTTTCCAAGCAATACGCAACCGCTCTCAACAGCACTGTCCAGAACATGATGGACCAGTCGATGAAGTACGCGCTGTCGAATGCAGACGCTCAGACGAAGATTGAATTGCAGAACATCGACGCTTCGACCCGAGAAGCTTTGGCCAGAACAGAGGCTACTTACAAGAACCAGATGCAGGCATCGGCCAGCAGCATCGAGCTATTCCAGCAAGTGACCAAAAACATTTCAGACATCATGGCCAGCGACCTCAGCTCAAAGGCGTCGGATGGGGTAGAGGGGATATCGCCAATGCAGGCCGCGGTAAATATCCAAAAGGACAACCTAGGTAAAGCGTTTGCAATCCTCAGCGCGACTTCTGGCATTACCGGGCTTAAAGCTTTGTTGACCGCAGCATGAACAGAGAAGCCCTACTCGAGCCAATCATCTCCTCGGTCCGTAATGGGACTGAGTTGTCTCGTTACCAGATACTTGATTATTTTAAGGACTGGGATGTCCTGCCTTTTGAATTTGAAGGGCGTCACATCTGGACCGTGGTGGCCAAGGGGACCGAGGTGCACATTGCCCTTGCCCCGGACTGGAAGCCCAAGGCCAGCATGCGAGACGCGGTACATTGTTTCTTTAGACCTGTGTTTGAGAAACACGGGTTCTTGACCACTCGAGTAAGACACGGACGACTGAAGCAAAAAAAGTTTGTAGAACGCGTTGGGTTTAGGCCCACTTGGAAAGACGGAGACGTTGAGTACTATCTGCTTAGCAACCTGCCATTTGAAAGGCGATCATGAAAATCTATCTGTCAAGAGCCACGACCCGAGCCATGATGGCCGATTACCCAATCGGCGACCCCACTGGCGGGCCCGCGTACGGGGAGAAGAGAGACCCGATCAGCGCGGCTGTTTCACTTTTTGCAATGTACACTTCTGGCACGGCGATTGCGACAGCAGGCATGAGCTTGATGGCGGGCCTTACCTTTGTGGGCGGGGCCCTAAGTCTAATCGGCAACATCACCGGAAACAAGACCCTGTCCGCGATTGGCGCAATCACTGGCCTCGCAGGCGGCATAGGCGCTTTTGCTGAAAGCGCGGGGTTGTTTGGAGAAGGAAACACCCTTGTAGGCTCCCTTACCAAAGGAAGTAACGTTAGCTTAAAGGAATTTTGGGATTCGTATGAGCAAACCCCGGTAGTTAATGGTGTGCAAGGGCCGGGCTCGGCAAGCTACATGAACGCTGAAGCCGCAAATGTACCGAATGCTTTAAACGCTCCCAAAGTTGACGTTAACACCGCGCCAAACATTATTCCCCAAGCCGGGCCTGCCGACGTTGATTGGTCTGCTAGACCGTCGCCTTACGCCATAAAAACCGGCGGCACTGCCGCCACCCCTCCCGCAGTTGCCCCTCTTGGGGAAGCCGCCGCGGCGCCTACCAGTGACCTCAATGCCGTTGTTAATCCGTTTACTGCAAAAACGTCAACGGGCCTTAACGTTCTTCCGGATGACCCAACCGCAGTAACAAAACCCACGTTTATGGATTCTCTCAAACTGGGCAATTTTGGGGATGCTGCCAGTGCTGCGGGCTCCGGCGTCATGGACATGCTGAAGACCAACCCGACTGGCGCTTATGTTGTCAGTAAGGGTATTGGGGCTGCAGTTGATTATCTGAGTGGCAAGACCGATGCCGAGCTTGAGCAACTGAAAGCCAGCACCGGATACGCCAACGCAAAAGCATTGGAGGTCCAAACCGCGATAGACCGGGAGAAAGAAAAACGAGCCAATAAAAACATGGCCTACAACACCATAGACGCTGGCTTTAAGCCGCCCGGGCTTATACGGTCTAACATGCAGTCAACGTAAGGAGAACATTATGGCAACAGGAATTATTCAAGACAAGATGGGCCGCCCTGAAGGCGACGACCTGACAAACAGTGCGGTCACTGACAACATCAAGATGCCTCCCGAATTGCAAAACGCATACGACCGCGTGGTCACTGCAGGCATGAAGGTGATGTTCTCCAAAGAAAGCCACCGGGCCATGCTTCAAGAGATCCAGCGCCCCGGTCCTTTGGATCAAAGGCTTGGGAAAGGCGTCGCTGGCTTGATGCTCTTGCTGTTCAAGGAATCAAACGGGTCGATCCCACCGAGCGTGATCATCCCTGCCGGTGTCAAGCTTCTGATGGAAGCGGTGGAATTCCTTCGCGACAGCGGTTTGGAAAAGCCAACCAATGCTGACATCGGCAACGGCATGGAGATCATGATCTCCACGATCCTTGAGAAGTTTGGCGTACCACCGGAAAAGATGGCTCAGATGCTGAACCAATTCAGCAACGAAAACATTCCACAAATGGGAGCTTGATATGGCCACCAGTTTCGGAGGATTTATCGCCAGTGCTTTAGGCGGAGCCGCCGGCGGCTACGCCGAGGGCGCGCAGATGGAGATGAAGAAGCAGGCCGAGCTGGACCTGAAGAAACAGATGCTGGAAGCAGAGACCGAAAAGGCTTTGCGAATAGACGATATCATGCGCCAGCGTACAGTTACCTATGAACGCGCCAACACAGCTTACAACCAAAACCCCGATACCATAGCGGCCGCAGTAAAAGCAGACGTTGATAAAGTCAAGGCCTTAGTAAATTCCGGCCTGTCAGAGGAAAAAGCAAAATTGTTTGTTCAGGAAGAGCGAGCCAAGCTCAAAAATCAAACAGCCCTGCTTCCGGATCAAAGAGAGGCTGCTCTGCTTAGCGCTCAATCTACTGAAACCTCTCAGGCAGATCTGCGTCCGATAGCAGAGCGTGAGGCTATAGCCGCCTCCGCCTCCAAAGACAGGGTTACTACCGCAACTGCCGGCAGTACCGCCGCGGCCGCTTCAGCCGTTACTTTGGCAGGCGCACAAGCGGAAGCAAAAGTGGCCTCGCAGCTTGTGGAAGCTTTCACGCAAAAGTACAACGCCAGCAAAGATTTTGAAAAGCTTAAAGCCAAGGATTTAACTGAAGCTAAAGCTGCAGAGTTAAAAGCGCTTGTTGCCGACACAGAGTATATGAAGGCGTTGAAAACGCAAAACTCGGTTTTGCATGCCCACCTTGTTGAGATTGCCAATATCAACGCAACGAAAGACATTAAAGTTGCTGAAATTAGAGGCGAGTTTTTTGATGCGCGAACGGATGCGCAACTTAACGCTGCTGAATTAAAAATTGAAGAGGCCAGACGTAAACGCCTTGCCGATGCTAACAAACCAGCCAAAGCACCGGGCACCCCGAACGTCGGTCTTGAGCTTGAACGCGCGGAAAAATCAGCCAAAGAAGCACTGGCCCGGGTCCTTGGCGTGGAGGCGAAGGAAGCTAATGGCGCCTATGCAGCTTTGAAAAGGAAGGCCGATGGCGGCGATAAAGCAGCCAAAGCCAAGTTGGCCGAAGTTACGCCGATGAAAAACCGCTTGGAAGCGGCCTCGGCTGAATGGGATGCCCGCAAAAAAGACACAAGTGCGGCCCCGGCTGCAGCGGCTTCGGGTGGCCCGGTAGAGGCGGGAACACTAACAAAACCGAATGCAGGAGCGGTAGCGGCTCCGGCAGCAGCGGCATCTAAGCTTCCACCCCTTAAGCCGGGTATGTTTGAGACTAAGAAATAAGGAACCTTCATGGCGTTTGACGTTCGAGGTGCTTTAAAGGCCGGATACAGCCCGGCCGAGATCGCTGACTACCTTGGCAGCCAAGAAGGTTTCGACGTTGCGGCCGCGCGCAAGGCAGGATATAAAGACGA